GTCCTGCATCGTCAGCCTGAATCCGTCCATGACGTTCATCGAGACGGCTGCGTACAGCTCTCTCGTGGAACCGCTCGGGTACGCAACCCGCAGCCCGCCCTTGGACATCTGGTACACAGCCCGCTCTATCGCCTTCGTGTACGCCGCGTCGCCCTGCATGATGGATTGTATGGCCGAGTCCAGAATCGCCTTATACGCCTCGTCCACGCGCCTCACGGTGCCGTCTGGAGCCACCAGAGAGAGCACGGACGTGCGGCACATGGATGCGACCTTCTGCGCGTTGGCGACCTTGCCAGACTTCAGCGCCGCGCCCATGAACTCGTCATCGAACACGGATGTCTGGGCGATGCCGCGAGCCTCGAAGAACGGCTTAGCCCACTCGTCGGACGACTCGCCCATGCCGTCCATGACCCTGTTCGACTTGCCCGTGAGCATCTGAGCGCCAGCTGACAGCAGCTTTGCTATCGCTCCCATGTCCTCGGCCTGCCACGCACGTGCGACGGCATGCGTGGTGCTCTCGTCCACCTTGCGTAGGCGTGCCACGATGACCGAGAGGACGGCCAGCTCCACAGCCAGACCGTCCTCCTCGACCTCGTTCTGCTCCCGCTCCTGATACTCGATGTCCGAAGCATCCATCGCTAGACCCTAATCTCCTCGAACGCTGGGACGGCAGCTGCCTTCTCGGCCTTTATCTGCGCGACCCTCTCCTTCGCCACCTCGGGGCTTTCTCCCATGACGAACACGCGGTAGTCCACAGCGTCGGTAGCTCCGATGGCCTCGCCAGCGAGGATTGCGTTCTGCTGGTCGCTGAACGTGTTGATGTACTCGTCGCTCCACTTGTACTCGACGTGGCAGTCTCCAACGGGGGTCACGCCGTAGAAGTTCAGGATGGCGTTCCACGCGTACACCATATCACTCAGGTAGCTCTCGCAGACCTCGCGGGCCGTGTTCACGAAGCTCTGGGTCTTGATGGTGCTCTTGCGCACGTTGTCCACGTTCTGATAGCTCTGGTCGTTCAGGTTGCTCAGGATGCCTGACGACACTCCCACGCACTTCTCGACCTCTTGGTACTGCTTCTCCAGCGCGTCGATGTACGGCTGTAGCTGGATGGTCGGTGCCCACTCCTGAATCAGCGGGCTTCCAGACCCTCCACGGTTGCCGACATCCATGAACAGGCGCTCGCGGCCCTTCGGCAGCACGAGTTTCTGGCTCACGACGTTGCCCTCGCTGTCGCGGCGCAGCTCCTTCTTGAACAGCGTCTTGTCGGCGATGATTGCCTTCTCGCTCAGGCCGAACTCCTCGTGCATCTGCTGCGTGAGGTAGTGGATTTCGCGGATGGGCGCTGATGCCCCGAAGCATATCGGAGTGCCCTTCTGCGCGTTCGGGCGCAGCGGGTTGAGCGTGAACGAGCGGTAGCGGCCAATGAGCAGGCGGTCAACGTTCGGGATGACCCACTCCTCCTCGTTCGCCGCAGCCCAGTCCGGGAACTCGCTCAGCGGGATGTCCGTTATCGTGCCGTCCTTAGCGATGAACGTCTTGTAGCGGTTCGCGTAGGTCTTCGTGCCGTCCTGCGCTGTGTACGGCACAAGCTCTATGAGGCGCAGCAGCGTGTACCGAGCGCCGTACTTAATCTGCTTCTCGTCAACGACGTAAATCATCGACGTGACCTCGTGCCCGTTTGCTCCGAGGATGGCGAAGCTGCCAGCGTCCACAAGCACGTTGTCCATCGTGTGCCCGTTCCAGCTCGGCACGGTGATGCTGTCGCCCGTCAGGAACGCCATAGACACCGCGTTGAACAGCGTGTCGCGCACGAACGCGTCGGACACCTCGTCGAGCATCCTAGCCCGCGCCGAGCCTCCCTCGATCGGCATCGAGAACTCCAGCATCATCAGGTTCGCGAGCGATTCGCACACCATGCTCTCCACAGAGTAGTCGGTGCCCTTCTTGCCACTGTCTCGGTACGCTGCGTGCTGCTCGTATCCCTGGATCCGCTTGCCCAGAGCCGCAGCGAGGCGGTCTAGCACCATGTCGAACAAACCCATCGGCCTCTCCTCTCGATCGTCAGCGTAATTCTAGCCTAGTCCCACTCGAAGCACGACAGCTCCTGCAAGCCCACCGTCTGCACGAAGTATCGCATCGCGTCGCAGGCGTGGTCGTTCTCCTTGACGACCTCCTCGTGCTTCTTGCGCTCGTTCCATCGGTACAGCCCAAGCTCAGACAGCAGGCGCTCGCACTTCCTTCCGATGAACAGCCCGTGCTGCTTCAGCGCCGTCATGGTGTTGCTGATGCCCTCGATGACTGCGTTGTTCGCCCCCCTGTAGTCCCATTCGCCGTGGCGGGCGATGCACTCCATGAAGGACGATGACGACGGGTCGATGACCACAAGCTCCACGTACCTCTTGCCCATCCACTTCTTCAGCGCCTCGTAGTGCTCCTCGTCCGTCCTGCGGTACCCCTCTGCCTGCGAGTCGAAGCAGTACTCGTCCACAGCGTAGGCCACACCCGCCTTTATAACCCAGTCGATAGCGACGAACGGGTTGGTGATGCCGTAGTCGATTGATAGGACGTGAGGCGACCTTTGCACGTCTTCTGCGGGCAGTTCCGCGCACATGGTGTCCTCGCGGAAATCCTGATACACCAGACCCTCCGCCACGACCCACAGGCCTCTGATGAATCGGTCGTAGAACACGCCGCTGTACATGCGCTCGTACCTCTGCCGCACGGATTCGCTCAGCGTCGGGTTGTCCGACATGTTGAACTTCATCACCAGTAGGTGCTTCTCGCTCGCCTTGTCGATGAAGTCCTTCTTCACGTAGTGCGTCGGGTACGACGGGTTGCAGTTCCACCAGAACTTTGCTCCGTCCACCGAGCAGCGGGCGAGCGCTTGGTCAACGAACGAGCGCGGCATCAGCGCCACCTCGTCCAGCAGGCACCCTGCCGCCGTCATGCCCTGAATCACGTCCTGCGCCTTCTCGCTAGAAGCGCCGAACAGCCAGTAGGTGTTGGTTCCCACCCTCACGAAGCCGTTTCCACGGTTGTACTCGAACGGGAAGCCCAGCTCCTGCCCGAGGATGGTCATCATGGGCATCACAACGTTTCTCGTGAGCGACCCGATGGTGCGACCCGCCACGATGAAGTTGCGGTGCGAGAACTTGCTCTGCGACCACAGGATGAAACCCGTAATCATCGCCCACGTCTTGCCAGAGCGCACGGCTCCCTCTGCGATTACGCCGTCGTACTTGGACGAAGCGCCCGACCACCACGTGGCTAGGCGCTTCTGCTTGTCGCTGAACCTAATCATCGGACTCTCCGAGGCCTAGCGCGGCAATCCAGTCCTTGATGTTCGCGTCCTGCTCCTCGTTCACAGCGATGTCCTGACGGTCGCGCCACATGGCGGGGTTGCGGTTCTTCAGCCAGAAGATGCACGCCGTCGTGTCTGGGGCAAGCTCGCGCTCCACTTCCTCGATGCGCTTCACAACTGGCTGTCCGTCCACCACTTCGATGACCTTCTTCGTCTCCTTCGACTTGCCGCCCATCGCTCGCTCGTACAGGCTGCGCTCGACCCGTAGGTCAGTCTGCTGCCTGCCCTCGTTTAGAGCGTCCGAAAACTCGGCGTGCTCGTCCCTCCACTTGTAGATGGTGGACAGCGCGACGTCCATCTCCTCCGCGATCTGCTGCATGGTGGCACCGCGCATGGCGAGGCCCCGCGCCCACGGCACGTGGTACTTCTCGTCGTACTTAGTCGGCCTTCCGCCCGCGTGCGCCATACGTCTCTCCCAACAGGCTCTCGAATATCTCCCAAGGCTGGCTTATCTCTCCCGCCTTCATCTTCCTCTCGATGATGGATTTTACACCCTCGTACGTCGTGGTCGGGATCGCCGCCCTTCCGAACAGCTTCATGATGGGCGTGTACGCCCTGCCGTCGTCCTCTCCGAGCTGCCTCAGCGCGGCCCTCGTCATGAGCCATACCGCCGCTCCTGCGTTCTTCACGTCGCCGTACTTCTTGGTGGCCTGAAGCGCCTCCACGAACGGCTCGAACAGCTCCATCGGCACAGCCAGCTCCACGTCGGCCTTGGCGGCCTTCTCGCACAGCCTGTTCAGGTCGCACACCTGATGGTCTAGGAACGTCAGCTGCACGGTCTTCCAGTCGAAGTCAACCTGCGGTACTGGCATCTGGCGAGCCTTCTCCTGCACTGCGTCGAAGTACTCCTTGTCTATGGCGCTCTCCAGCATGTCGTCCACGTCCGTGATGATGTCGGCTATGCGCCTGAGCATGTCCTCGTCGTCCGTGCCCTCTATGGCGTTGTGAGCCAACTGCTTCGCGGCGATGCTTGAGCGTGTAAGCTCCGTCCTGTCCAACAGCACGTTGATGTGGTCAAGCCCCGCCGCCCTCGCTGCTCTCGTGCGGTGGTGGCCCGACACTATCTCAACGCCCCTGTCGGTGAGCACGCAGTACGGCAGCTGCTCCAGCGTGCCGCGCTTCTCGATGTTCGCCACAAGCTGGTTGAACTTCGCGTCGTCCATCACTCGGGCGTTGATGTCCTGCTCCCTTAGCGCGTCGAGGTCGCATCTGGCAAGGCAGATGCCGTCCTCCAGCTCCGCGACGATGGTTACGCCCTCTGGCGCTTCCTTTGCCATGTCTCCTCCTTTTGCGCCCACTCGATGAGGCACTGTCGGTACGTCCTGTCCTGAACTTCCGTCTCGTACGTCAGCTTGAAGCCCGCCCGCTTGTCCTTCTCCTTGTGTACGAGCTTCATCAGGCCGCGCATCTCCTTGCTCTCCTGATGCTTGGCGAGCATGACGGTTCGCACCTTGCGTATGCGCGACACGTACACGTCGTCGAACTCCATGCGTATCGTTCGCAGCTGCATCGCCAGAGTGTACATCAGGCGGTTGAGCCTCTGCCCCGTTGGTGCGCACATGCCGAATCCGAGGAACGCAGCGTCCGTATCGCACAGCGTTGTCGCCATCTGCACGTAGCCGAAGATGCCGGCGAGGTAGCCGTCAATGAGCATGGCGTAGCCAGACCCAGACTGCGAGGGTACGAAGTTGTGCGTCCACAGCTTTCGATAGTACTTGATGTGCTCGGATGCCGCCTTTACGACCTCTACGCGGCTCTTACGGGTCACGGAATAGTCGGCGGGTATGATTGGGTACTTCATCGGTGAAATCTTGGATGCGCCCTTACGCGCCATCCCCCTGCCCAAGAGCCTATCGACCTCGCTCGGGTCGCTCGCAACGAGGTACATATTCATGCCGACTCGACCAGCCTGCCGCCCATACACGGGCGTTCCGACGTGCTGGCCGCTTGCTACCTCCTCGTAGATTATCAGCAGGCTCTGCGTGCCCTCCACGGCCTTCAGCAGGTCTGCGTACCCCTCTGGCGGGTTGAAGACGTTGAAGCTCGGCTCGTTCCAGCTCACCGTCTCGTCTATCGCGCGGTAGAAGCGCTCGTATCCCCCCCCGTACGTCGGGCACATGCACACGATGACGCACTTCTCGCCCCTGACTGCGTTGATGTGGTCGAACATGTCCATGTCTCGGTACTTCAGGCTCGGGATGCGCTCGCGTATCTCGTCCATGCGCCTCTGCACGCCCGCGCGTATCTCGTCGTATCGTTGCTCGAAGTCTATGAGCATCGCCTCTCCGTACACGCTTCCAGCCTTGCCGACAAGCTCGGCGTGCTTTATCTCCATCATCGCGTCGAGCGGGTCTTCGATTCTCGAACCGTCCTCGATGCGCGTTATCTCCATGTCCTCGATGCCCCGGCCCTCTACGTACCTGCCGAGGATGCCCGAGAACAGCGTGATGTCGCTCGCCTCGATGCTCTTGAAGCCAACGTCTGCCGCGATGCACGACATGGCAAGCCCGCCGCTGCACGGCTCGACCACCTTCTCGTACCCGTCGTCCAGCGCAGCCTTCAGCACCGACGCTACGAACGCCTTGTCATCTGGCGATAGCGTCCCGATGAACAAAGCGCCCGGATTCTGTCCGAACGCCATATTTCTTTCTCTTTCTTGGAATGGTCCGTCGGCTTGGGAATCGAACCCAAGAGCCTCACAGCCCCGAGCTGTGCGCTGCAACCCTTCAGCTTCCGACGGATGCGACGTACATTCTACCTAAAACAGCGTCATCTGCAAGCCCTTCTTCACGACGCTCTTATCGCTAGGCTCCCATTCGACCACCTCGATTCCTGCCTTGGTCATCCAGTCCGCAACCACGTGCCTGTGGCACTCCGCAGCGTCCTTCTCGTAGCATACCATCGCAACTGCCTTGCATCCACGTCTGCGATACCTCCAGAGCGATTCCGCTACCTCTCGCGCGTCCATGTGCTCCAGCATCTCCGCGTAGCTCTCCCAGAACTCCGGTAGCTGCATCTGCATCATCAGCCACGTCGGCGCGAGCCTGTCCAGACACCTTCCCTTGAACCACTTCGGCTTGCCTCTGCAAATCGCGACCGGCTCTATTCCAGCCCTCTCCAGCTTCCTCAGCATTCCGAAGTACGACGTGTAAATCTTCATCCACCCTGCCTTTCCTTGTGTTTGTGGATGTAATCATTATAGCAAAAAGGCTGGTCAGTGCACGTTTTTACGCACACACCAGCCTTTTTGGCTAGAGCTTGTCGCCCACTGTGGGGCAACGTAGCGCCCCGTACGCCCTCGTCACGTCCTCCTTGGATAGTTTGAAGGCGTAGGTGTCTGCCGCGTCTTCACGGTCGAATACGCCGTGCACGCTGCATTGGAAATCGTCTTCCCATTCCTCCTGCTCTGGAACCTCGCAAGGCTCGCTCACGACGACCCAAAGCTCTGACACTCTGTTTCCTACGTTGCTGCACGCCATGAACCGCGAATCCATCAGCGCACCCCCGTGGAGCCGTAGCCGTCCGTGCCGCGCTCGCTCTCGCTCAGACTCTCCGCCTGCTCCATCGTGCATGGGCAAAACGGCATCACGACCAGCTGGCACACGCGGTCGCCCTTCTCGACCTTGAACGACTTGTCCGTCGTGTTCCATAGCGCAGCCAGAACCTCACCACGGTACCCTGAGTCGATAACTCCCACGCAGTTCCTGAGCGTGATTCCCTTTGCTCCTAGACCAGAACGCGGGAACTCCAGACCCACGCAGCCCGTCGGAATCTCGACCCTCAGCCCAGTCCTCGCCATCACCGACTTGCCAGCTGGGATGACGTACTCCTCCACGGCACGCAAGTCCAGACCTGCGTCACCCTCGTGCACGTACTCTGGGACGTACCCTGCGTCCTCCGTCATACAGACCTTCAGCTTCCTGCCAATCATCGTTCCTCCCTAGAACAGACCCCACTCGGCCCGCCGAGACCGAAGATGTACTCACGCGCTGCCTCGACTATTTCGTCGTACGGCACGCCGCCGACCTTCTCGTCGCCGATAGCGCACGAGAACTCGACCACCTCGCCCAGCTCCTGAGCCTTCAGGTGCGCGTACACGTTCACGGAAACGTCGGCCTTGCTCAGGTCTTTGCCGTGAAGACCTCCGCCAGTCATTGCATCGCCCATGTCGCTGCCGAGCTTGCGGTTGGTCGCTCCGCAGTCAACGTCGCTGCCGCCAGTCCAGTACCCCAGCGGGTTCACGACCTTCTCGCAGCCGTCTGCCTCGATGTCGTCCTGCCAGTACTCCATGTTGCTCTGGCACACCACGAGTCGGTCGCCGTCGAGCACGTACTTGCCGTCCGCCTTGAACCGCTCGTGGTACTCACGCGCGATTGCCGACAGCTTTAGCTGTTCCTCAGTGACTGGACAACCACGGAACACGCCGTTGTCGCCGCGTCGCAACCCCTCGCTCTGGTTCTCCGCAAGGTGCTCGTCCTGCGGGTACTCTCGATAGCGCACGGTGATTTCGTCGTTCCCCGTGATTCGCCACACCGCGTTCCAAACGTCCCGCACGCTCAGCTTCACCGATGTCTCCGCGATGATGTTGCACTCTCCGTGCCCCAGCAGAACCTCGACCGCAATTCGCGGGTTATCCTGCTTCGCGTACGCCATGTCCACCAGCGCCCCGGCGATTCTGTCGGCCACCTTGTCGGGATGGTCTGGGTTCACCTTCTCAATCACTACTGTCCTCCTAGCATCTTGTCCAAGTTGAGGATTTCCCTCCGAAGCATCTTAGCAGCCTCGTGCAACTGCGTACCAGACGCTCCCACGTTCCTGCCGAACTCGTAGCCCGCAAGCATCGAGCCGTAGCCATTGTCAGCCCTCGACTCGATGTTGCGCTCGCTTAGTTCCAGATACCTCACCGCAAGCGTCCTCACCAAGTCGTGCTGCGTACGCATCTGCCTCTTGTTCGCCATCCCTTGCCACCTCCCAGCATTTCGTCCAGAACCCCTCGGTCATTGTCTCTCCCCTCTCGCGGAACCGCTGAACCTGCTCCCTGTACGCCTTACGCCCGCCAAGAACGTCAATCGCACGCACGCGGTCGTACTTCACGAATTTCACGAGCCTGTCCACCTCGTCCACGGTGAAGTAGTAGCGTCGGCACATGTCGTGCACCGAGCGAAACTTCTTTACGAACGTGCCGATGTTGTAGCGAAACTTCAGGTGCTCCTTGCCCTTGTGGTCGCTCACTCTGATTGAGTGGCAGACCCCGCAGTCCACCTTCAGGTACACGCTGTTGGTCGTGTATGCGTCGAGCCTGTGTACGGTGAAGCCCATGTCGAGCAGCTTTCCCTGAATCTCGTCTGCTATCGCCTTCATGTCACTTTTCATCGACCTCTACCTCGCCCTTCACCTCGTTGCACGCGATTGCGAGCGCTGTATCCATGCAGTCCATGAGCGAGCCGGACATGTCGTACGCGTACTCCGCCATGTTCCTGCTGAAGCTGGTCCTGACCTTCTTCATGACAAGCTCAAGCTCCTCTTTCGTCATTCCTACCACCCCGCCTTCTCGATTTCGGCAAGCGTCTTGCCTCCGAGCTTCTGGCAGAGCTCGTCGAGCGTCCCGTAGAACAGGCTCTTCCCACGGCTCGCCGTGTTGCTGTTCACCTGAACCTCTACCATCAGCTCGCGGTTGCCCTCGCAGTCCTCTGGCAGCGTCAGCTCGACGATGACGCTGCCCTCGTACGACTGCGCGGTCGTCCTGAGTCCGCTGTCGTACGTGCCTCCCCTGCTCGCGCTCGTCTTTCCGTTGCCGAACACCTGACCGTAGAACGTTGCCATTTCTTCCTGCCTTTCGCATGTAACGGGGTCCGGGACTTTCCCGGACCCCTGTTTGACCGCTACTGCTCGTTGTTCATGAGCACGTCGTAGAGCACGGAGCTGTAGGCGTTGCGCTTCTCTCTGTTGCTCTCGTAAATCATCTTCTGCGACTCGTACGAGAGTTTGTCGCCGTCTGCAATCGCGAGCGCCATGTTCTTTCGTGCGACATCCGCCGCGAGCTTGAACTGCGCGTAGTTCTTGACGACGATGCGTGCGAACTCGTTCTCCCAGAGTTCGTCAGCCATCTCCATGACAGGGGCCATCTTCTCGTCAACCCATGCGGTCGCGAAGATTGCAAGCTCGGATATGAACTGGTCCTTGGTGTAGTCGGTCATTTCGGCTCCTCCTTTGTGGTTGGTGTTTTTGCCTGTAATCATCTTCCCGTATAGCGTTTACGGTTGCAAACAGATATTCTCAGTTGTGAACGTTCTCCACAAAAAAGAAGCCCGCCGCCCTGCGAGGTCAAGCGGACTTCAATCACCAACCCATCGGCTGTTTTAACGGCACCCAGCCGTCCATCTTCAGCGCCTCCGAGTACTTCACCGGCTCGTCGGTCTTCAGGGAATCCCAGTGGCCTCCGCTCACGTGCGTGCCGAACCACTCTCCGCACGGCTGCTCGGTCTTCACCCACCTGAAGTGCAGGCGGTTCGCGTGCGCTAGGCCGTGGCAGTACTCGCTACCCTCTGCGTCGTGCAGGCTGTTCCCGAATCCGCAGAGCGTGATCGTCGGCTTCTCGACCTCCCTGCCGCCCATGTACATCTTCCCGGCTCCCCTGCGCACGACGTGGTGCTGGTTGAGCGGATATGTGCGCCCGCACACGGCGCAGTACGGCGTTCTCACCGTCACCCCGTCCATGAGCGGGCGCAGGTACTCGGGCAGCGTATCCACGCGTGCCACTACTGACCCTTCACAACGTAGACGGTCGCGCCCTCGCGGCGGCACTTGATGCCGCTGAACTTCTTGCGGGCGACGGCGCTGATTGCCGCCTGCGCTGTCTTGGCCTTCTTCAGGTCCTCGAACTCGCAGCCGATGCACTCGTCGCCACCAGCCCAGAACTCCTCCAGAACCTTCTCGTAGCGACCGCTCGCGCCCATCGGCTTCTCGCAGGCCGCGAAACCCATACCGTACTCGCTCATGTTCTGCCTTCCTTTCGTGTCTGAAAACATGCCTTTGCGCCACTGTGGCGCTCTGTAAGCCCCGTTTCGCCTATCTCTGGTGTAAGTGGATGCCAGACGGCGATTCGGGGCTTAGAACCGATTCTACGGCCTTACGCAGGCCACGTGCTTCCCTCGATGAACCCTGCCAGCAGGATGCAGCCGACGATTACGATGCTGGCGATTGCCCCTGCCGCGTTCGGGTGCTCGCAGGCGAAGTCGTCGGTTGCCTCTCCCAACGTGCGGCGAACCTTGCGGTACGGGTGGATGGTTCTCTCCTCCAGACCGTCCGCAGTCCAAACCTTGACGTTCTTCTCGACCGTGTAGAACTCCATCACCAAATCTCCTCTGCCTTGACACCGAACAGCTCGCACATCTTCTTCAGCAGCTCGACGCGAGCGTCTCGCTTCTGGTTCATCACGTTGGACATGTGCGCCACGGACACGCCAGTGCGGCGTGCCAGCTCGTTCTGGCTGATTCCCTGCTTCTCGCACTGCTCGCGGATTGCCTTAACGTTCACTGCCCGTCCTCCCTTCTGTGTTTACAATTGTTATCATAGCACGTTACACGCCTAGGTCATCCATGATTTCTCGGTACCTGTCGCGCGTGGCCCTGCGCCTTCCTGTCTCCACCTCCACGGGCAGGCACGCCTCCAGCACGCGCCCGTAGATTCTGGAGGACATGACATCTGCTGGCGCTGCAAGCTCCTCACGCGTGAGGTTCGTCGATACCACCATCGGCTTTCTCGCGCTGTAGCGCCCGTCCACCACGGCGTAGACGTACTCCTGTCCGAACGACGTGCTGCGCTCGGCTCCCAAGTCGTCCAGCACCAGCAGGTCGCACGCGAGCAGCCTGTCCAGCATCGCGTCGTCCCTCTGCACGAGCAGCTGCGGCATCGAGCGCATTATCACCGAGTGCCCAGCGTCCAGCGCGGCGTTGGCGATGCAGCAGCTCAGGAACGTCTTGCCGCTGTCTGGTCTGCCGAAGAACAGCAGCCCGTAGTCGAGCTTTCCGCCAGTCTCCGCGAACCTGTCCGCGTAAGCCCGCGCCTTGCGCATCTGCTCGGCTCCGAACTTGCCGTCGTCCGCGTCGAACGTCTTCTGCCTCATGGCCTCCGACGGGAACGCAGCCCTGATTCTCGCACGCTCTGCCTTCTCTGCTCGCTTGCGCTGCTCCTTGCGCTTCTGCTCCTCTTCCGCCATCACCATGCACTCGCACATGCACGGCATCTTGCGCACGGTTCCCTCGGAATCGGTCAGCACTACCTGACGCGGCGTTCCGCACCTGCTGCAATGCACGAGGCCGTCGTCCCCTAGGAACGTGTCGGAACCGAACGGCTTTCCCTCGAACCCGTCAAGCACCGAGCGCAGCGCCGATTGCATCGAAGACCGTTGCATCCCTCGCAGCCCCCTTCCTCTTGTCGTCTCGCCTAGCCCACGAGCGGATGGTCGCGAGGTAGTTCTTGTACGACTTGCCCTTGGACGCGCAGTAGGTCGATACCTGCTCGATGCGCTCGGCCCAGTCGCTCGGGAACTCGTTCTTCAGCTTCTCCAGCTCCTCGTCGGACAGCATGACGTTCGAGTACTCCCCGTAGGCGTGACGCGCGGGCTTGCCCTTACCTCTACTAACCTCTCCTAAACTAACCTCTCCTAAACTAACCTCTACTAAACTAGCAGGCGTTTCGCACGCATCTTCGCGCGGTTTGCTTGCAGTCTGCGTGCAGTTTGCAAGCGGTTCGCAAACAAGCTGGTAGGAGCCGCAATCCGTGACCGTCAGAGACGCAAGCTCGGCCTCGTACTGCGTCGCCTTGCGTCGGCTCTCCGTTATGGTGTTGTTCTGCCACCAGTCCATGATGACCAGAACCCCGAACATGTGGACGAATCCCGCCTTTGCTAGTTCCTCCATGGCCGCTGGCTTCGACCCTATCGAGCGCTGCACGCGCTTGGGCGCTCCAACGAAGCCCCAGTCGTCCGCGTCCATCGATAGGTGGATGTACAGCGCCTGCGCCTCGAAGCCCATATCCGCGAACCCGTCAGAGCCGATAACGTCTCTGGCGAACATCCTCTTTCCCGCCAATCCGCACCTCCTCTCAAAGGCGCCCCACCCGATTGCTCGGGCGGGGTCGTCCTCGAAGCCTACTTCACCTGAAGGTTCTGGCTGACCTCCAAGTGAGCGCCAGCCACCTCTCGGCCAGCCTTCAGCGCCTTGCCGATTTCGGTCTTGTTCACCTTCACGGTCACGACCTGCTCGGTGAACTCCTCGGGAACGGCAGCCTCGTCATCGACGATGGTTCGCGTTGACTTGCGCGTGCTGAGCGCGACCATCGGCGTTTCCAGCTTCTGCTTCGGTGTCTTCATCAGGCAGCGCAGCACGTACCCGTTCATGCGCTCCAGACGCTTCTCGATTGCCTTGCGGCGGTCGTACAGCGCCTTCTCCTCTGCTCTGATAGCGTCGGCGAGCGACTTCTGGTTCTTCATCCAGATGCCGCAGGCCTCCAGCTTCTCGTTGAACGCGACCTGAAGCTGCTCCAAATCGCCCTCCTCGAACAGCACCTCGCCAGTCTCCTCGTCCCACGAGAAACCCGTCTCGATTACCTGCTCTATAGCTCGGTCGATTTCGTAAAGCGTTGCCATGTCTCCTCCATCACAAACTCGGTGTAATCGTCAACTTCGCTGATTCTCACGTACAGCTCCTCCTGCTGGCACCTGACCCTCGGAAGCTTCACCGCCTTCAGGCTCACAACGTCCTTGTCGTCTGCGAACGCCACCCCGTTGAGCGCGTCCAGCACCGCCTTCGCAACGTTGTCGATGTCTGGCTTGAACGAGTCCCACTCACGCTCGACCTTCTTCGGTCGGCTCTTGGGCATCGGCCTGCGGTACGCAATCTCGACCTCAACCGCGCCCTCGTGCATCGTTCCGCCCTGCGCCTGATAGGCGACCCTGACTAGGCTCTCGAACGTCTCGCCTTTCTTCGGCGTGAACGTCCTCACCCTTCCCCCGTACGAGGTGAAGCGGGGTCGCGGCTTTCCCACGACCTCGCCCACCACGTGGAGCACGCTACTCGTCATCGTCCTCGCGCTCGGCCTCGGCCAGCGCGTCCATCGCCTTGCGCTTCTCCTTCTCGTACTCGGCGCGAATCTCAGCGTCCATGAGCTTGTAGAAGTCCTCGCGGCTCATGTATTCGGGCACCTCGGACACGTTGTCCTTGCGCCACTTCTCGAACTTCTCCACGACGAGCAATCCGCTGTCATCGCGGCGAACGTCCACGTCGTGCCAGTACTTGAACGCGTCGTGCGCGAGCTTCTTGCGCCCAGCCTCCATGATTCGAGCCTTGGCGTAGGCGTACGGGTCGCTCTCGCACCCGGTCGGCGCGGCGTTGAACGCGATGTCTTCGTTGAGTCGCTTCAGTCGCTCGTTCTCGATTCGCAGACGCGCGTTCTCGTCGTAGACCTTCAGCACGGCCTCGACCACAGCGTACTTGCTGGCCTCGTTCTCCATTTCTTCCTGCCTTTCCGGGCTTCAGCCCATCCTGCCAAACACCCCTGTGGTGTTTGTGCCTGTAAACATCTTAGCACGGTACGTTCACGGGTGCAAATGTTTACGTGAGAAAAAAGCCCCCGATTTCTCAGGGGCTTCTCTCTCCTTAGAACGGAATATCCTCGTCGTACACGTCTGCGGGCGGCTCCTGCTTCTGCGCGTACCCGCCGTCTCGCTCCCCCCGGCTCTCAAAGTGAATGTTGTCCACAGTCACCTCAAGCTTCGAGCGGTTCTGGCCGTCCTTGTTCTGCCAGCGGTTCTGGTGCAGACGGCCAGTCAGCGCGACGTACGTGCCCTTGTTCAGGTATCGGCTGACGCTCTCGGCACGACGACCGAACATCGTGCAGTCCACGTAGTTCGGGTAGTCCTCGTACTCGCCCGTCTGCTGGTTCTTGCGGCTCTCGTTCACGGCCACGCTGAACGTCAGCACGGCCATGCCGCTCGCGGTAGCCCGAAGCTCCGCGTCGCGGCACAGGTTGCCTCCGATGGACACCGTGTTCAATCCCTGCATGTTCTCTCCTTACTTCGACTTCTCTACCCACGCCGCGAGTATGCGTATCGCGGTCGGCGCCTGAATCTGGTCGTACTCCACCGCGTTCGGCGCTACCCCTAGGCTCGCCATGTGCCGGCTCTTGTTGAGCGCGGACACAACCTCGTCAACTGTCTTGCCCTTCAGCTCGGCGAACTGCCCGACGAGCGTCAGAATCTCGTCCGTCTGCTGCTGCGTGGCGGGCTGTGTCGGCTCCTGACGCGCCGTTTGTCGCTTGGCGGTGGTGTTGGAGGGCTTGGCGGTTTTCGCGCCGCTGCGTGCGTTCTGCGCCTTCTGGCGCTGGCTCCCGTTGTCCATAGCGTCCACCTCCTCGCCAGAATCGATTGCGAACAGGGCGCACGCCGCGTACTTTCGGGCGTAGCTCGACGCTAGGCCAGTCACCTGAGCGTCGTCCATGCCCTTCTTCGACACCTGCTCCCTCGCGTATGCGGTCGCAGATACGGTCTCTCTGCACCCAGCAGCCCAGAACGTAATCTTCGCTCGGAGGTACCACCTGAAGGCATCATTGCCAGCCACCTTGTCGAGCGTCGGGTCTCCCCCGTCGTCCGCACGCTTCGGCACAATCTCGTCCTCGAAGACGTAGCCGCACCGCAGCTCTCGGCACAGCGGCTTCAGTGCCGCGTTGATGTCCTCCAGTGAGCGGTACGAGTACCCGCCGAACTTGTTCACTCGGCCCTTCGGGCACGTCACGCGGTGCTGGACCTCGGCCAGCACGTCGTAGACGCTTCTCTCCTCGTCTGCCATCGACAGCACCTCCTAGGCGACGAACAGCGCCTTGAACTCCTCGACGCTCTGGTCGAGGAGGACCCACGTTGACACGTCGAACTCGCGCTTCAGCTCCTCCGTCATGTCGCCGACCTTGCCAGACCACGCGAACTTCGTGCCTCTGTACAGCACGACCTCCTCGTCGTCCGAGAAGTCGGTGTCGAATATCGTCTTCATGCTTCCTGCCTTTCCGCCCTCTCGGGCATCCTTGCGCAAACCCTGTTGTTTGTGCTTGTAAACATCTTATCATGTTACGTTCACGGTGGCAAACAGTTTGCGCAAGAAAAAAGGAGGCCTCCGAACGGAAGCCTCCCCAAGTCGCCCTGACATTCTACAGCTTGATTACCTGCCCCGCGTAAATCAGGTTCGCGTTCTTGATGGACGGGTTCTTCTTCATGATTGCGGCCACGGTCGTGCCGTTCCGCGATGCGATGGCGCTGAGCGTGTCTCCGCTCTTGACGGTGTAGGTCTTCCCAGCGCCGTTGATGATGGCCTGCGCCTCGGCGTACTTGCCGCCGCACGCCTCGATGACCGTCTTCCGCACGGGGTTGTTCCCGTACTTCCCAGCTTTAATCCACTCGGCGAGCTTCTCCGCAGACGCGTTGTGCGTGTCATTGATGAATCCCTGCACCTCGTCGTACCGCGAGCCGCAGTACTCGCGCCGCGCGTCGCCGTTTATCTCGTTCGTCACGACGTGGTACACGAGGTCGAGCGTCGAGCCTTCTGGCGCTCCCTGCTCTGGCTTCTGAGGCTCCTGCGGCTTCTGGCCTCCCCGGTCGCCGCGTGCGATTGCGTCCCAGCCCTCTCGGGTCAGGTAGGCGATGTCGAGGTCTAGGTTGCCAGACCAGCCGTTGAGCCTTCCCGTGCTGGAGTACTGGTGCATCGTGACTGCCTTGAACGCCCCGATGCTGCCCTTCGGGAACCACGGGTCGCCCTGGTACCCCGTGGGCTTGCTGTTTGCGTACTGTGCGACCCACAGCGCATGGTACGGCGCTATGGCGCTCCAATCCTCCTCGGTCAGCACCGAGCGCGACGTGTACACCATGCAGCGCACCTTGGTCTTCTCGTACACACGGTCGAGGAACCGCTTCACCCACGCTGTGCCCTTGCGCCCGTACATCTCGTAGTCGAGCACTGGGATGCCCTCGCCGAAGTAGTTCAGGCAGCTCTTCACGAAGAAGTCTGCCTCGGCTACCGCGTCTCCTCCTGCTGCAAAGTGGTAGAATCCCCACTTCTTTCCCAGCTTCTTCGCCTGCTGCACCCACTGGTCGCACGTGTCGTGGACGATGCTCGTTCCCTCAGTCGCCTTGCAGATTACGAAGTCGCACGGCACCTTGGATAGGTCAAGCCCGCGCTGGTAGTTGCTGATGTCAATTCCGTTGAGCGCCATACAGACCACCCCTTATCCCGTAGAAGTACTTCCAATCGACCTCTCGCAGCTCGTCCTCAGTCCACACGCGCTGCGAGTTGCAACCGCTGTCTGGGTCTCGCATCCAGTACGACCCGTCGCTCTCCATCCAGAGCATCACCACGTGTCCGTCGTACTCCGAATCACCAAGCTCGCCAGACATTCCGCAGAACACAATCCAGCCGTCCCTCACCAGCGCCAGCGCGTCGTCAATTCGGTACATCTGCACCGTTCTCTCGATTCCGTACTCTTGGTACGTCTCCTCGATGTATCGGCAGAACTTACCCATGTCGTTCACGCCGTCCGTCAGGCACGAATCGCCCACACAGTCTGCGAGCTGCAACGGCGTTACTCGCTGCAAGGTCATGTACTCAAGCGCCATGGACGCGCACACGAGGCCGCACCCGCTGTCGCCGACCGTCCCGCCAGCGTACGGCACGTTCGCCCACTGCGGGTCGTCCTGAAGCCACAGCTGCATGACGTTGCCCTCTGGTATCGGTCGGTCGTACACGGTCATCATACGCTCAGTCTCAGCGTTGAACTCGCCAACATCCCTTATCGCGTCCTCTCGCGCGTGAGTGCTCTTAGCCCCCTTGTACAGCTCCCAAGCTCCCGTTGCGGCGAGTCCGCTCACGAGGCCGGTGCAGACGATGCTCACGATGTTGTCCGTGGTGATGCCTCCCGTGAACGAGGTCACGACCGAGCAGGCGATGCCCAGCACGCCCGCGATAAGCGGCACGTAGCGGTCTACCTTCTCACCAGCCGTGTTCTTCACCACGTAGCAAACGCCGTAGCACAGCACGGCGATTACTGGCATGACGTAAGGCTCCAGAAACTCCATCTTCTCCCCTTCCTACTGCAACCCCATCCGAAT